ATGAAATTCAGTGCAAAGGATGGTTCGTTTGTGCGCCAAGACCGGCACCAAACATCCGAGGGAACTTGGGAAAAGAGCGAAACCGAAATGGAATTGCCCTTCAAGGTGGTGATGGATATGGATAAGATTGAGGTTGGCTTCATCGCCTTCACTCAGACTGGCCCCGACTTTCGTTTCGTCCAAGTGGGCGAGCCAATGCCGGTCAAGCCAAGCGACGAACACAAGGAAGGCTTCCGCATCCGCATGTACAACAAGGAAATCGGCCTGCGTGAGATGAGTAGCAGCAGCAAGATCGTGCGTAATCAGATGAACGATCTGCATGATGCCTACTTGTCTGGCAAAGCCGACAATCCCGGCAAGGTGCCAGTGGTTGAGATCACCGGCAGCGACCGCATCCAGATCGAAACCAAGGCGCAAGGAACGCAGACGTTCCGCTCGCCAAAGTGGTCGATTGCTGGTTGGGTTGATCGCCCGGCTGGATTAGATAAGGCAGAACCTGCCCCAGAACCCACCCCAACAGTCGCACCGGCTGCTGTTGTCCCTGCATCAGTCGAGGGCGCTGACTTGTTTTAGCGGTGGTAGTGACCGGCGGCAGGGTTTTTTCTCCCCCCTAGCCGCCGGTCATGTCTCAGGGACAAAGGGGGATAGGGATAATAAGATGACAAATATTGCAGCATATATAGAGCAGGTCGCCATCCATTATTGGGGTGAGCCGACTAGCAGGCGCGGCACTGAGATCCGCTGGGGCAACCACGGCAGCAAATCAGTTGACACGCGCAAAGGCGTTTGGACAGATTTCGAGACTGGCGCTGCGGGCGGGGTGGTTGACCTTGTGCGCGCCAACGAACCAGCGTCTATCAACGGCAACATTCCTGACGTGCTTGAAAGAAAATTCGGCATCAGCAAGCAGCAGCAAAAGAGCCTGCCAGTGACGCCGAACATGTCTCGCGCTTATGATTATTATGACAGCGACGGCGTGTTGGCTTATCAGGTGCTGCGTTTCGACAACCCCAAAACATTTAGACAAAGACGCCCAGATGACCGGGGTGGCTGGATCAATAGCATCAAAGACATTGACCCGCTGCCATACAACCTACCGGCAATCATGCAAAACCCACAAGCGCCAGTATTTATTGTTGAGGGCGAGAAATGCGCCGATGCACTGATTGAGCTTGGCCTGATCGCTACGACCAACAGCGGCGGCTCAAAGAATTGGAAGCCGGAACTGGCGCAGTATTTCGCTGATCGCAATGTCGTGGTGCTGCCCGACAACGATGAGGCCGGGCAAGCACACGCCGACACAGTGATTGCGGCTTTGCACGGCACATCTGGCAAGATCAAGCGATTAGATTTGCCCGGCTTGCCACCCAAAGGCGATGTAGTGGATTGGCTGGCGGCAGGCAACGCCAAGAAAACGCTGCTTGACCTAGCGCGTCAAGCGCCAGTGGTTGAAGTAGCGCCAGAGCCGAAGCCTGACATTTATCCGCTGTATGATGAGCATTACCTGATGACGATGCCGCCAGTCGAGTGGATGATTGACGGTGTACTTACCAAGCACGGCTTCAGCGTCATGTATGGCGCACCCGGCACCGGCAAGAGCTTCATAGCTATTGATATGGCATTGTGTATGTCGCACGGCTTGGCGTGGCACGGCAGGCAAACAAAGCAAGGCGTTGTGCTATACATAGCCGGTGAGGGCGTTGGCGGCCTTGGTAAGCGCGTAAAGGCGTGGAAGCTGCACAATAAAGTCGAGGATACCGGCCTGTTGCGCGTATTGCCTATGGCTGTTGATATGATGGATGAAGAGAGCATCGACAAGCTGCTGCGCACTATTGACAGTCTCAATGAGGATTTTAGCTGCTTGGTTATTGACACTGTGGCTCGCAGCATGACCGGCGAGGAAAACAGCGCAACAGATATGAGCGCGTTCATCAGGGGCTGCGACGCAGTGAAGCATCACACCGGCTGCGGCTTGCTGGCAATACACCACGCGGGCAAGGACGCCAGCCGGGGCATCAACTCTATGCGCGGTAGCTCGGCACTAGCTGGCGCTGCCGACACCGTGTTGTCGGTTGGCAAAGCTGAAAACATCGTGGCGCTCGGTATGGAAAAGCAAAAAGATGCCGAGCCAATGGACAAGATCACGTTTGAAATGACGCCAGTGGCGCTGCTGGATGACAGCAGTGTCGTAATGAAACCCATAGAGGCACAGGGCGCGACCAAGAAGCAAGACCTGTCAGCGCGGCAATATCATGCCTTCCAATCGCTGCAAAATACACTGATAAAGCTGGTCGTTGATACCTTGTCAGTTGATCAATGGCACGAGGCGCATAGGTCGAAATCACCCGATTTAACTAGCGCACAACGCAAAGATGCGCGTCAGGGACTGCAAGATAAGGGTGTGGTGACGGTGCATGAGGGTAAAGTGTGGATTAACAAAGAGATAGCGGGAAATGTGGGGTGACCATCCCACACTCATCGCACATCTGTCGCAGGGTGGGGCGGGTGCGATGATCCCTAGGGATCGCACCCTACCATCGCACCCCACCCAAAGGAGGGTAAATTGAAGGGAAAAATAAGTAAGCCAAGCAAGCAACACTATGCGCCTAGTCAAATGGCGATGAGGCGGATGCAGGATGCGCTGCATGAATATGATCGAGCCGCAACAGCAATGGAAGCGAAGTGGGGTGTAGATAGATTACCGTGGCTGGTTGAGCAGGGATTGCGTGGTAGATTTGAAGCGCAGATGGATCTGTTGAATAAGGCCATTGAGGATCAGCACGATGTTGAGCATCAGGTGTCGGTGACATTGCGGGGATTGGCTGCGCTTGAGCAAGCTGCTATCGCTGCCGGGCATAAGCCGCTGACTGGTGAGTATTGGGAAGCAGCAATGGATGATGGCAAGGTGCTGGCAATTACGCGCAGTAACTATGAGGCGGGCAAGGTGGCGAAAGAAAACCGCGAGATGGTGGTCTACAGCATTGATGAGATCGCAGCTATCGTGTCAGGCTGGCGTAAGGACAAGGCCGGGCAAGTGGCAGAAATGGCGAAAGAGATGTTCCCCGGCGCTGCTGTTGAGAAGGTAAGAACAAGAACTGAAAAGGAACTGAATGATGAAATCCCTTTCTGAAAACAAGCGACCGTGGTCTGTGGTGCCAATGCGTTGCTTTAGCGACAGGCAGCTTAACGAAACCGACCTGCGTGTGCTTGGTGCTTTGTGTGGCTTTACAAACCGACACGGTGTGTGCTGGCCGTCTATGGATACGCTGATGAGTGTTAGCAGTATGAAGAGCCGCACGTCGGTGCATCAGAGTGTTAAGAAGCTCAAGAAACTGAAGTATGTGCGTCAACTAAACCCAAAGGATTACCAAGAGACAATGACAGGATGGAAGAGCAACAGGTATCAAGTTTTGTGGGATGGTGACGAAGCGTTGCCCAGATGGGAAGATGTACAGTCTGCCAAGCCATTGCAGTTACGCAGTGATGCAGACGATGAACCTAAAGAGATAGGGGGTCTGGGGGATGTAGACTTATACACTCACACACCCGACGACCCAGCCGCCGAGGCGATAGCTCACACATATCTGAGCGCGGTGCAGCAGGCGACAGGTCAGGTCAGGATGTATGACAACGAGATAGCACACGCCCGGCGGCTGGCGCTCGCTGGCTTCACTGCGGCCGACGTGCGGGCAGCAACCCTCAACACTTGTGACGCTGCGCTTGAGCGGCGGGCAGGGGTGCCATCGCTCTACGACGTTGCAGAGGCTATGCTATGATGTACCGCGCAGCAAACGTTGGTTTGTCGGTGTACAGCGCAGAAAAAAACGATCCTGCCGCCGCGCAAAAATCGACCCCTTGCCCCCCGCCATCGCCCACTGCGATAGGGGGGTGTCACACAAAATTTTCGCCCCAAACGCGCAAACCGTGCCGCGCTTGCGATGCTGGCTGGATACGTCAGCCGGACGGCTATGGTTGCGTCGAATGGACATCGTGCTATTCTTGTGGGGGAACAGGAGAGGCCGATGATATATGAGGGCGACGGCTCATTTGAGCGAAAGTTGAACAACCAACAATGCCCACGCTGTCGTAGCGCGATTGTATTGCGGCGTGACGACGCGCAGAAAAGGGAATATGATTGCAGCGTATGTAATTTAAAGATTATTGATGTAAAAAGGGATGACGAAAGATGAACAGATACGAGTTATTGGATGCGGCCAAGGATACTGTGGCGGATCGCGGCGAGGATTACGGCAGCATTTGGGAGAACCACGAGCGCATTGCTATTATTTGGACGGCGCTCATTGGCATACAGATTGAGCCGGAGCATGTAGCTATGATGATGGCCGGGGTGAAGTTAGCTAGGTTAGCGGCGACGCCCGATCATCAGGATAGCTGGGTGGATCTGGCTGGCTATGCCGCAACAGGATCGGAGTGTTTGCATGTCAGGCAAAACAACGCCAACGATTAGACAGCAGCGGGCGGCGCTGGCTGCGTCTGACGAAGATCGGCGCGAGGCGGTGGTGCAAGAGTTAGAGGCGATTGGCGCGGGCGAGGCGACTGACGTTGTTCAGTGGGATGATATGGGTCGGGTGACGTTAACGCCGAGTGATCAATTGTCGGATCGCGCCCGCCGGGCGGTGAAAAAGGTTAAGGTTACGCCCAATCAGTTTGGCAATCAGATTGAGGTTGAGATGCACGATAAGTTGTCGGCGTTGAGGCTATTGGCGAAGCATCGCGGGTTATTAGAGCCTAATGCGAATGATCAGAAGCCAAGTATGATTGGCATTAACATTACTGGGCCGACGGCGAAGATCGTCGAGATCGAGGGTGATGATGGGTAAGGTCATTGATATGAAGGATTACATCAGCGTCCGTTTTTTTAAGCAGGATATATTGTGTGGATATTGTGAGCAGTTGACGCGAGGCCGGGTATATGATGGCGGTGAGGCTATTGTTTGTTCGGTATGCAGTGGGCCTATGCTTGAGTTGAGCAGTGATGATTATGCTGGCGAGTCCACTATTATTTTTGAACCAGAGGATTATGATGGCGCGAGCTAGAGCAGCAACAGACAGATCACCCCGGCGTCGCAAGCAGCCAACGACTGAGGCTTTGGCGGGGTTGAGTTTAGATTTTTCGGAAAGTCCAACAGTATGGGAATTTTTGCAAGACGACAGTTTCGTGCGTGGATTGATGGGGCCGGTGGGATCTGGCAAAACATTCGGTTCGTTAGCGGAAGTGATGTTGAGGGCGGTGAAACAGGAGCCATCGCCGATAGATGGGATCAGATATACTCGGTTTGCAGTTATAAGGAACAGCTACCCAGAGCTACGCACGACCACGATTAAGACGTGGCAGGAGTTATTTCCTGAGAATGTTTGGGGGCCGATGCGCTGGTCGCCGCCTATTACACATCACATCAAGCTGCCGCCGCGTGATGGCGCGGCTGGGCTTGATTGTGAGGTGATCTTTTTGGCGCTGGATCAGCCTCGCGACGTGCGGAAATTGTTGTCGTTAGAGTTGACCGGCGGTTTTATTGATGAGGCGCGAGAGTTGCCAAAGGCTGTGGTTGATGGCTTGACATCGCGTGTCGGTCGTTTCCCGACTAGGGCGAATGGCGGTTGTACTTGGCGCGGCGTGTGGATGAGTACCAACCCGATGGATAGTGATCACTGGTGGCATCAGTTAGCCGAGAAAAATCCTATTCGCGGAAAGTATCCTTGGAAGTTTTACAAACAGCCCGGCGGTGTAGTTGAGGGAACGAAAGAGCATGAGGATGCTATATTCTCGGCTGATAAATATTGGATCAACAACCCGAAGGCCGAGAACGTAAATAATTTACCGCCCGGTTATTACGAACAGCAGTTAGCGGGCAAAAGCATTGACTGGATCCAGTGTTACGCTGGGGCGCAGTATGTTTATGTGCAGGACGGCAAGCCGGTCTGGCATGAGTTTGTTGATAGCATGATGTCGGCTGACGTTCACATTGAGCCGGGTTGGCCGGTGCATATTGGGCTTGACTTTGGTTTGACGCCTGCGGCTGTCTTTGGGCAGAAGATGCAGAATGGCCGGTGGCACGTTGTGCATGAGCTAGTGGCGTTTGATATGGGTCTGGAAAGGTTTTGCCATCATTTGATGGCTGACATACAACAGCACTTTCCAAAATCAGATGTATTGATCTGGGGTGATCCGGCTGGTGTAAAACGTGATGAGATTTTTGAGGTGACGGCGTTTGAGCATTTACGCACGATGAACCTTCACGCTAGGCCAACCAGCACCAACGACTTTATGGTGCGGCGCGAGGCCGGTGCTATGCCGATGAACAGGTTGATTGATGGTAAGCCGGGTCTGCTGGTTAATCGCTCTTGTGTCAAGACGCGCAAATCTTTGGCTGGTGGTTATCATTTTAAACGTATGGCGGTGGGTGCGGGTCAGGAACGGTTCCGCGATGTGCCTAATAAAAACCAGCACTCGCACGTTGGTGATGCGTTTGGGTATTTGATGCTGGGGGCTGGTGAGGTGCGCAGTATTACACGCAACAGCCAGTTTAGTAATCAGTTTAAGCAAGCCACTGCTAATATGGATTTTAATGTCTTTTAACTGGCGTCAAGACTTATCTAGCAATCAAGCTGTTACTATTGTGCCTTTTCATTGGGGTCACGCAATGCTGGCAGAATTAAGGCCGATGGATAAGGAAAATTTTGACACTATCCCTAATTATATTGAGTTGTTGAAAGAATATGGTCACGACGATTTATCTTGCACGGCGATGGTAGACGGCAAGGTCGCTTGCTGTTTTGGAGTTTTTAAACATTGGCCGGGTGTGGCAGAGGGTTGGATGATGACGACTGATAAGGTTGCAACAAATCCTATATCGCTTACGAGGGGTGCTATTAGATATTTCGATAAGATTGCTATAATACTTAAATTAAAAAGATTACAGCTTACTGTAGACTGCAATAATTCGTTTGCAATCAACTGGGCAAATGCGTTAAAATTCACACCAGAGGGCGTGTTGAAACAATACGGCCCAACCGGCAATGATTATGTGATGTATGCGAGGTATTTTTAATGGGTAGTCTTTTTGGTAGATCGAAAGCTCCGGCGCCCGATCCAGAGTTGAAGGCAGCGCAAGAGCGTCAACAGCAGCGCCTTGATGCGCAAGAACAGCAAAAAATGGCCGCAATTGCAGCGCGTAAACAAGCGCGTATGGTGGGTGGCAAGCGTATGTTGTTGTCTGCTGATCGTCCAGATGCAGAACTTGGGATTACCAAAACAACACTTGGATCATAAGGAAAAAGCTATGAATAAGAAAAAAGGCAAAGGCAAGGGTTACGGTAAGTAATGCCAGAAAAAAAAGAAGTCTGGGATAAGAAACGCCCAAAGGGTTTGGGGAAATCTAAACCTTTATCGTCAGCAAAAAAACGTTCTGCAATGAGAGCGGCTAAAAAAGCTGGCCGCCCTTATCCAAATCTCATTGACAACATGAGGGCAGCGCGTGACTAAGAAGGCACATCAGGCTCCGGGTGGTGGCTTGAATGAAGCTGGTCGCAGACATCACGAAGCTAAAGACGGCGGCGACCTAAAGCGCCCGGTTAAGACTGGCACTGGCCCGCGCCGCGTTTCTTTTGCTGGCAGGTTCGGCGGTATGGCTGGCCCTGAGAAAAAGCCGGATGGCTCGCCCACTAGATTAAAAAAGGCACTGAGCGCGTGGGGCTTTGGGTCAAAGCAAGCTGCCAGAAATTTTGCGAAGAGGCACAGAAAAAATGCGTAGTGTTGAGGAAATCCTAAAACGTCACGATATTGCGCAGCGCCGCAAAGACAATTGGCGGCAGATCTACGAAGATTGTTATGAATTTGGCTTGCCTCAACGCAATCTTTACGATGGTTATTATGAGGGCGGTGGATCTCCGGGGCAGAATAAAATGGCCCGCGTGTTTGACAGTACCGCGATTAATGCCACTCAGCGTTTTGCCAATCGCATCCAGTCGGGCTTGTTCCCGCCCTATGCGCCGTGGTGCCGGTTAGAGCCGGGGCCAGAAATCCCAGAAGATCGGCAGATTGAGGCGCAGATGGCGCTGGATATGTACAGCGACACAATGTTTAGCGTTCTGCGCCAGTCTAATTTTGATTTGGCTATGGGTGAGTTTTTGCTAGATCTGGCAGTTGGCACGGCCTGCATGTTAGTGCAGCCCGGCGACGAGCTAACGCCGATCCGCTTTACTGCAGTGCCGCAATATCTAGTCGCAATCGAAGAGGGCGCACACGGCAAGGTTGATAATGTTTACCGCCGTATGCGGATGAAGGGCGAAGCGATTATCCAGCATTGGCCTGACGCAGAAATCCCAGAGCGTATGCAGCGCATGATTGACGAAAAGCCAACCGAAGAGATTGAGCTTATTGAGGCAACGCTATACGAGCCTGAGATGGGTGAGTTTTGCTATCACGTTATTTGGCCCGAGGGTAAGGCTGAGTTATTAAAGCGCTACATGAAATCGTCTCCTTGGATTGTGGCGCGTTATATGAAAGTGTCGGGTGAGGTTTATGGCCGTGGGCCGCTAGTTACCGCTATCCCAGACATCAAGACACTAAACAAAACGCTAGAGCTATTGCTTAAAAATGCCAGCCTGTCGATTGCCGGTGTTTATACCGCCGCCGATGACGGCGTTCTAAACCCGCAGGCAATCCGCATTGCGCCGGGTGCTATTATCCCAGTGGCGCGCAATGGCGGGCCGCAGGGCGAGAGCTTGCGCATGTTGCCGCGCTCCGGCGACTTTAACGTGTCGCAGATTATCATTAACGATTTGCGCATGAATGTTAAAAAGATTTTGCTTGATGACACGCTGCCGCCGGACAATATGAGCGCAAGGTCTGCGACAGAGATTGCAGAACGCATGAAAGAGTTGGCGCAGAACCTTGGATCTGCCTTTGGTCGCTTGATTACTGAGACAATGGTGCCGCTGGTTGGCCGTATCCTTTATGTGATGGATGAGCGCGGTTTGATTGAGATGCCTTTGCGCGTCAATGGCCTTGAGGTTAAAGTAACCCCGGTCAGCCCGATTGCGCAGGCTCAGAATATGGGGGATATCGAGAAGATTATGCAGTGGGTGCAGATGTCAACGGCTCTTGGGCCAGAGGGTCAGATGGCGGTCAAGACTGGCAGCATTGCAGATTATGTTGCCGACAAGCTAGGCGTCCCAGCAGAATTACGCACCACGCCTGCTGAACGTCAGCAAATTATGGAGCAAGCAATGCAAGCCGCACAAATGGCGGCGCAGGCAGAGGCGGGTGTAGAGCCACAAGGTGAGGCACCCACAGAAGGGATGATCTAATGAACACCGACGGTTGGGACAGTTTACAAAGTATAAATCCAGATATCGCAGAAAAGCAGCAGGTTGATAAAGATGATATTGACCGGCTTTATCTGCGTGTATTCGCCAGTGATGATGGGGCTAAGTTGCTCACCCATCTACGATCACTGACAATAGAGCAGCCAACGTGGTATCCCGGCGAAGAGGCCAGCCACGGCTATGCTCGCGAAGGCCAAAATAGTTTGGTCAGAGAAATCGAGCGACGCATGAAAAGGGCTAGAAACCTATGAATGAAACTGAGGGTCTGTTGGCCGAAGCTCAAGTTGAGAGCGACGATAACCAACAGCAAACAGAAGAGGCAATCTCACACGTTAAACCTGACGGCGAGACTGTTTCTAGCGACGCAGTAGCGTCAGAGGAAGCAACCGAAAAACCTGAGTGGTTGCCAGAAAAATTCAATAGCGGTGAAGATCTGGCAAAGGCTTATTCTGAGTTGCAAAAAAAGTTTTCTCAGGGCAAGCACAAAGCACCAGAGCAATACGATGAGAGCGTATTTGCCGATGCCGGTATTCCAGAAGATGATGAGCTTTACAGCACTTACAAAAACTGGGCTAAAGAAAACGGCATTAGTCAATCGGCTTTTGATGAGCTAGCCGGAAAGTTTATTTCTATGGCTGGCGAGGAAACAGCCGCCGCAGAAGTTTCATACAAAGAAGAATATGAAAAACTGGGCAACAATGCTGATGCTGTGATTAAGTCAATGACTGACTGGGCATCTAGCCTAGTGCGCAAGGGTGTTTGGTCGCAGGATGATTTTGATGAGTTCAAGATTATGGGTGGTACAGCCCAAGGCCTAAGAGCTTTGCAGAAAGTGCGCAGCTATTACGGCGACAAACAAATCCCGGTAGATGTTGCGCCGATGGCCGGTGCGCCGTCTAAAGAAGAATTGATGGCAATGGTCGGAAAGCCAGAATATCAGACAGATCCAGCCTATCGAATAAAGGTTGAGAAAATGTTTGAACAAGCGTTTGGCAACGACGATTACGCACCAATTTAAACCAGTGACGGCGGTTGTTTACAATTGCCGTCATTATATATATAATCCCTATTGACAGACAATCACACCTGACCTGTCGCAAACGCTTGGGGGCGTAGCGTATATGCCCAAGCCGCAGCCCGGAAAGGATACCTGCTAGGCGCTAATCGTGTTTTAACTTTTACAAAGGAATAGGAAAATGGCTGTAGGCATTTCCAACGCTTTTGTGCAGTTGTTCGATGCGGAAGTGAAGCAGGCCTATCAAGCATCACGTGCTTTGGCTGGCGTTACTCGCGAAAGAACAAGTGTCGAAGGCAATCAGGTGAAGTTCCCGAAAATCGGGAAAGGCACCGCAACAGTCCGCGTACCGCAGACTGACGTTACCCCTCTCAACGTGACTTACTCGCAAGTCACAGCAACAATGTCCGACTATATCGCTGCTGAATACAGCGACATTTTCTCACAGCAGAAGGTCAATTTCGACGAGAGACGTGAGCTTGTCGCTGTTGTGGGGGCTGCTATCGGGCGTCGTATGGATCAGCTTGTCATTGATGCGCTCAATGCAGCTTCCTCACCATCGACTGTGGCAACATCTGTTGGTGGCGCAGGCACAAACATGAACCTTGCAAAGCTGCTTGCAGCTAAAAAGGCTCTGGATGTGAAGAACGTACCGGCAGAAGGTCGTTGCATGATCATTCACGCAAACGGCTTGTCAGCATTGCTGGACGAGACTGAACTGACCAGCAGCGATTTCGCTACTGTCAAGGCTCTCTCAACTGGCGAGATCGACACCTTCCTTGGCTTTAAATTCATCACACTAGGTGATCGTGATGAAGGTGGCCTGCCTCTCCCATCAACCCGCACTTGCTTTGCGTTCCATCGCGATGCAATCGGTATGGGTATCGGCATGAACCAAAAGTCTGAAATCAACTACGTTCCTGAGAAAACGTCGTTCCTAGTTTCTTCAATGTTCTCCGCTGGTGCGGTTGCCATTGATGACGATGGTATCGTCAAAATCTCAGCGACTGAATAGAAAGGAGTTTAGAAAATGGCTTTCTCTTCAGCAGGATGGAACGTGATTGGCGCAGCTAAAAAAGGCAACGCGCCAAGCATGTACACTTACACATCAGCAGACGCAATTGCGACTGTGAACACAGCCGGATACTTCAACGACCTGTCAGACACAGTGGCAGTCGGTGATGTGATCTTTGTTCACGACAGCGCGACCCCAACAATGTCAATCGTTGTTGTTCTGTCAAACGCATCTGGTGTTGTTGACGTATCAGACGGCACGGCTGTATCAGTCGCTGACGCAGACTAACCTAAGTGGGGCCGGGCAACCGGCCCCCTTTCCCTATTTTGGAGTGGCGCAATGGCGGCTGGTGATACCAAACTATCAATTTGTTCTGATGCTTTGATTATGCTGGGCGCTGCGCCTTTATCATCATTTGCCACTGGCACCGACGAGGCGCAGGTGGCTGATCGTCTTTATGACGATGTGCGCGACACGCTTTTGATGCAATATGCCTATTCTTGGTCTGTGCAAAAAGTTAAAATAGCGCAGCTTGCCAGCACACCAATCAATGAATGGAAATACACTTACGCGCTACCCGGCGACATGCTTGGCAATCCAAAGGCTGTATTTAACACAAGCTCGGTTGGCTCGCGTCCTGTCAGAGATTTTGAAATCTACAACCTTGGCTTATACACAAATTACGAAGAGGTTTGGATTGACTACCAATTCCGGCCAGAGCCTGCCATATTCCCGCCTTACTTTGTGCGGCTGTTGAAGATGGCATTGGCTGCGGAGTTTGCCGAGCCAATCACAGACCAAATCACTAAGGCTGAGTATTATCACGGCAAGGCTTATGGCTCGCAGTCTGAAAATATGCGCGGCGGTTTAGTTCGCGTTGCAATGAATATTGACGGCGCTGACCGCCCGGCACAAACAATACAAGAGTTCCCGCTTTCAGACATAAGGTTCTAATATGAGCCGGATCATCCAGATACAAAATGATTTTACCGCTGGGGAACTAGACCCAAAACTAAGAGCGCGTAACGATATAGCCCAATATAAATCTGGCCTCAGTACCGCTCGCAATGTCACTGTGCAGCCGCAGGGCGGCGCAAAAAGACGTGATGGCAGCAAGTTTATTACGCAGCTAGATAGCGGCGCTGCTAATGCAGTGCGGATGGTGGGTTTTGAGTTTAGTGTCTCAGACAGCTATATGCTGGTGTTCACGCCCGGCAAAATGTATGTATTTAAAGATGGCGCTTTAATTACCAACATTAATGGCAGCGGTAATGATTTTTTAACTGTCGCCAGCTTAACTGCCGCAATTCTGCCCGAAATGAATTGGGTGCAATCAGCCGACACTGTTATTGTCGTGCATGAAGATTTGACGCCAATTAAAATTGTGCGTGGTGCGACTGATAGCGACTGGACTGCCAGCGTTATTACTTTTAACTTTATTCCTAAATATGCTTACACACTTAATATTAACACCCCACAGTTTACCATTACGCCCAGTGCGACCAACGGCAACATTACAATTACAGCGTCAGCCGTAACGACAGACAATGGAACCGCACAAGCTGGCACAAGTAACACTATTACCTTGAAAGCCGCGACTAGCTACACTAGCGATGACCAGTGCAATGGGTTGTCGTTGCATTTGACTGCTGGCACTGGGTCTGGACAACATCGACACATATCTGACTATGATGCCACCACAAAAATAGCGACAGTGTTTCCGGCGTTTACTACAGCGCCAGATAACACGACACAATATTCAATAAAAGCATTTGGCGCTGATAGTGTTGATGAATACTTTAATGCTGCAAATGGTTTTGGCCGGGCGCGTATAACAGAATATGTAAGCGACACATCTGTAAAGGCATATGTTGAAGTGCCATTTTTTGACACAAGTGCTTTGGTGTCAGGTGATTGGGAGCTTGAATATGGCTATGAGGATGTGTGGTCTGCGGCTAGAGGCTACCCACGGTCAGTCACTTTTCACGAGGGGCGTTTGTATTTCGGCGGCACTAAAAGCAGGCCGTCTACATTGTTCGGGTCTAGGGTAGCAGACTTTTTTAATTTTAACCCCGGCGAAGCTCTTGATGATGCGGCTGTTAGCGCCACCTTGGATACTGGTACATTTAACGCTATTATTGATATTTTCTCAGGCAGAAACCTGCAAGTGTTTACCAGTGGTGCTGAGTTCTTTGTGCCGCAGTCGCTTGACGCACCTATTACGCCGAGCAATTTAATTGTAAAACAGCAGACTGCTTTTGGCATGAAGCCGGGCATCCGCTTGCAAAACGTAGATGGCTCGACCTTGTTTATCCAGCGTCAGGGCAAGGCGCTACAAGAGTTCTTGTTTAGTGACGCAGTGCAAGCTTACACATCTTCTAAAATTTCTTTGCTGTCATCGCATTTGTTAAAGAACCCAGAAGAGATGGCGGTGCGCGTTGCAACGTCAACAGATGAGGGTGATCGGCTAATGATCGTCAATGGCGATGATGGCACGATTGCTTGCTATACTTTGTTGCGCAGTCAGAACGTAATTGCTCCAGCCGAGTGGACGACAGACGGTGAGTATATAAATATCGGCGTTGACGTTGATGACATTTACACTGTGGTCAAACGTACTGTAAATGGCGCAGATGTTTATTATGTTGAGTTATTCGACACTGACGTTTTAGTTGACTGCGCTCTGACTGGCGGCGCTGCTAGCTCAGTAAACGTGACACATCTTGAGGGCAAGACCGTTGACATTATTCGCGATGGGGTAAATGAACCAGCGCAAGTTGTCCCGGCGTCACCCTTTACTGTGACATTTGCCCGGCCAGCCACTGCTACCCATCAGGTTGGTTTAGATTTTGCTCTTGAGATTAAAACTCTGCCAGTTGAGCCTAAACTTGCCAGCGGGTCTCTCAAGGGATTTAAGAAGCGCATATTTGAAGTAAACGCTGAATTGTTTGCCACGCAGTCACTAACTATTGACGGCAAATCTGTGGCGTTCAGAAATTTTGGCGCAAATGTTCTTGACAGTTCAGTGCAGGAGTTTACTGGGCTAAAGACATTGGGCGGCATTTTAGGGTATACTTACGATGGTCAAATCACAATCGGTCAGGACGTGCCACTAAAAATGACACTGCTTGGCTTAGATTACAAAGTTAGTGTAGGTCAATAATATGGGTATGGTATCGACAGTATTTTCGGCTTTTATGCAAATTCAAGCTGGCGCTGCGGCTGCACGAGGTTACGAGCAGCAAGCCACTATGCAGCGTATGCAGGCCAAGACCGATGAGCTTAGATATAGAGAGCAGGGGGTGGCTGTTCTTGACAACATTTTGCGCACACAAGCGTCTATTACTGCTAGGGCTGCGGCTGGTGGCATTGACCCATTCAGCGGCAGCGCAAAATCACTTAATCAGTACGCAATGGCGAAGGGTGCGCAAGAGCTTTACACAACGAGAGAGAGCGGCATCATTGCGCTTAGAACTGGTGATATGCGGGCTGATGTAAGTTTATCACAGGCAAAATCTGAGAGAATGGGTGCTATGGCAGGCGCGTTTAGCACAGTGGGCAGTTATATGGCTGGGCAAGCTAAGTTAGGGGGAGCTTAATGGCTGAACTACCAAGATACCGCCCATTAGGCGTGACGATACAGCCATTGCCCGGCGTTGATTTTGCTGCGGCTGGTCGTGCTAGAGCGGCCGCTTTTAATGAGATTGCTCGCGGCTTAGATATGATGTCTAAATATGCGTATGAGAAGCAACAGTATCAAGCTGCGGCTGAAGGCCAACGATACGGTGCTGAGAAAGCCCCAACGCAAGCGCAGTTAGAAGAGGCCAAGAAAGAGGGCGCAGATATTGCAGAAATGCTGCCCGGCGATGACTATACGGTTTTTGGACGCGCCGCTAGAAAAACATCGCTTGACATTATTATTGACCAATCAGAGATGGAAGCGCGTAAGTCGCTGACTGCGTTGCGCCTTGAGGCAGATCAAACTGATATGCCAGCAACAGAACTTAGCGCCAAAATTAATGGCCTGATTTCTGGATATTCTAGCAATCTTTATGAATTAAACCCTGCCGCCGGGTCTAAGTTTCAAGCGGCTATGTCAACAGTGGGCAACACGGCTCTGCTGTCGCACTCGCAGTCACTGGCAAAGAAGGCAGAAAAACAGCAAGAGGTTGCTGCGCTTGCTTCTATTGATATGATTGTTAATGAATATGTTGAACAAGAAATAAAAGCGGGAACAACATTTAATCAAGAAACTGGCGAAGTTGTTACTATTGATCAAAAGCTTGACTTTTTAAGAGCAAAAATTGCAAGCGAAGGTTATTACGTTGGCGATAAGGCATTAGTCAAGCAAGGCCTTGCTGCGTTTGATAAAAAGGTTGTGCAAGTAAAAACTGGTGCGGTTGCAGATTTTGTTTTAGAAGACCCGATTAAAAACACTGATGATCTATTACAAGGTAAACAATTAAGCAACCCGCACATTCAAGATATTATAAATAACATGAATGATGCAGAACGCAGGGAAGCTGTAAAATTGTCTATTGATTTAGCCGATAAGCAGCGCAGCAGAGATGCTCAAATTGAAACAGCTAATAGAAGAAAGCGCGTTGATGCGGTTGATAATTTGTTGCCAGAAATTGCAGATGCAAAGATTAGGGGCGAAACAGATCGCTTATATGGTTTGCTTGGCAGGCTCAGAGAGTTAGATGGCGCTAAGTATGAAAGCATTGCGTCTGCCATTCACACTGAGGGCGGTATAGACGACGCAGACGTCGTGGCCGGGCTTAATCGTCTTGCGCTAAACAACCAATTAAGTTTTGAAGACATTAATACAGCCGCTAAAAATAGGCAGATTTCATCATCCACACATCTGCGTTTGCTTAGTGATCTTGAGGGGCAGCGCAATGAAGACTTTAAATTTGCAGTGGATTATGCAAAAGATGCGCTTGGTTATCCGACAACAAACAAACTGAGCTTTACTGATGAGGAACAACTTGCAGCGCAGCAAGTTGCAAAGCTACGCAATGAATTGCGTCTTGCTAAAAGGCGTAACCCTGAACTTGATAGCACAGAGTTTATGATTAAGCGCGTAAAAGAAATACAAGCTGAAAAAACTTACACGACAGAACAAATTAGCCAAGCTGACGTTGCTGTTAAGGGTCTTGCAATGAAACTAAAGAAGCTTGGTTATTCTGTTGATCGTGACAGCGATTGGCAAGACATTCAGTCTGCCTTGACGCAAGCTGTATCTGATCAAAAGTTTGATCCACGCGAGGCCGATGGTCTTAAAAAATCATTTACAATATTAGGATCGCAGTAATGAACCTAGAGCGAGAATGGGATAAAACATATTACCTCAAGAACTCTGGGCTTGAGGTTGACGCTGTTATGCAAGAGGATGGCACGGTCACCGCGCAAAGCATAGACCCAACCGGCAAAACTTTGGGTATGGCTGATGTGTTTGGCGGCGGTGTAAAGCCTGACATTTACGCGCTTTCACAAGCTGCCGGTGCGCCTGTTACTGAGGCCGAGGTTGCCGGTACTATGGGCGGCGTAGTCCCCGGCGCTGCTATTGGCGCAGCAACTGCTATTCCTGATATTGCGGCTCTGGTTAAGGGCGGTGTGCAGGCGGCGACTGCCGAAGAGGGTAGCCGCATTGAGGAGTTCTTAAAAGGATTTAGCAGCATCTCTGGCGTCATTGGGTCAGAGAAAGCGTTTGAGCTTTATGATGCTGGCGTTGATATGTTGCCAATCAGCGATGAGGCCAAACAAGGTTTGAAGCAAGGCGCATTGGTTGGTGAGGTTATTGGTTTTGGCACTGGCGCTAAGAAAGGCGCAGAGGCTGTTGGTGGATATGTAGAGGGCGCACCAGCGCGGCTAGAGGAGGCCAAGAGCGGCGTCACGCTTGGTATGGGTGCCGATCCTACACAAGTGATTGATGAGGCTATTGTGGGCGTTCAGAAAGCGTTTGGTGGAGCAGGCAAAGTTGATCAAAACAGCCTCCTATCTGAAGTAGGCGAGGCTTCTATGAAAGACGCGCCACAATCATTTGGCGCTGGGTCTTTTCCGCTAACAAAGGAAAACCTGCAAAAAGCTGATGAAACAACTAAATTATTGGTTTCTAAAATATTAGAAAAAAACCCAGATGCGGCTATTGGCTTAACAAGAAGTGGTAGCGCCGCTGGCGACAGCAATTATTTAACTGTTAAGACAGCAGACGGCAAATGGGGGCAGGTTAGGGTCTCAGATCACGGGACAGGAACCAAACGGATAAATGATTATTTGGATCAATTGCCAATGACCCCACCGCCAGAAGGCAAACAAGTGTTCGGTCAAATTTCTAGGAAATCATTTGACAATAAAATAGAGAAAATTGTTAATGAGGTTGCCGGTCAAAAGCTGATGGGCGGGGCAAGGCAAGTTGAAGCAAACCCAAATAGAATATCAACTAGGCTTCCAACCGCAAAGGCAGCAACAGAAGACCCAATTGCGCAGCCACTGCAAATCGGGCTAGATGAAGTTGCGGCTGATCCTGTTGTGTTTGAGCATAATGTTGGGATTGTTAAAAACTACCCGAACATGACTGAGGCAGAGGCGGCATTGCCGCCAGCCGAGGCTGGTGAGGCATTTATTGAACACGCAAAAAACAATCTGCTTTGGGTGTTTGACAAAGTGCCAGAGCAAACCAGAGAGCGTTCTAAAAAATGGTATGATGGCGCTAGAGCAATTACTGACAAATGGTCTGAAAAATACAATCTGCCAGATAGCTCTATTGCCGGTGTTCTTGCAGCGTTATCGCCACAAAAAGATTGGTATATGAATGTAAGTCTTGCCGAGCGCGTCTTGGATATAATGAGTAACCAACAAGACACAGTATTTTCTAAAGAGATGTTAAAAACTGGTTTGGAAAAATTTAACAAGCCACAAGATCAGGCTATAATCAAAGCTATCTCAGAAAAGAAATTATCTGAACTTGAATTGCCAGCAGAAAAAGCTATTTGGCTGCGCCTGCATGATGAGACATACGCTGACAGAAGCCATCAAATTGTGTCACCAGAAGGTGATTTTATTGGCACAGCTATGACCGGCAAAGGTGAACCCAAAGGCACAGGCTGGGGATCAATTGTTGAAATTTCTAAAGCTGTTTCTGCTTTTGAAAGTGGCGGTGATAAAAATGTTTTGACCCCATTGATGGGAACAAAGCACAAGGTTCGCAGTTTCTATAATAATATCCTTGATCCTAATGGGCCAAATGGTGACGTAACAATTGACACACACGCTGTTGCTGCTTCTTTGTTGAGGCCGTTATCTGGTCAAGCTACAGAGGTGCATCACAATTTTGGTAGCAGCCCAGCAAAAGCAAAGCAGGGCGCTGATTGGCTTGGAGCAACTAAGAACTCAGCAAAAACTGGTGTTCAAGGGAACTATGGATTGTATGCTGAAGCATACCGGCGAGCCGCAGCAGAGCGCGGCGTTTTGCCTAGAGAAATGCAGTCTATAACTTGGGAAGCTGTGCGCGGTTTGTTTACTGACAAATTTAAAGGTCAGGCCAAGAATGTAGAGGATGTCAACAATATATGGTACAAATACAGAAAAGGTGAGGTAACTTTAGATGAAGCAAGAAATGCAATTGAACAACGAGCAGGCGGCATCAACCCCCCAACTTGGCAGCGACCCAGTGGTGCAGTTGATGAACAAGTACAAAATACCGCTGAATAGAAAAAATTATTTGGATATTGCTTATTTTGGCGAAGCTCCAAAAGAGTTAAGCGCAGAAGAAAAGCTTGAACTGCCAGAGCAGTTTCGCGAGTAAAGGATTTAATGATGGCAATATCTAACGTCACAGAAGAACAAATTGACATCCTGACTGGCACCACCAGTCAGACGCTGGCAGAGCCAACACCTGATGCCGATGTGGCTTTAGATACCCTTGCGACTGAGCAAGACATTACGCCTGAGATGATCACGCCTGTTGAAGAGCCGGGGCCAATCCAGCTTGCGGGTATGGGCGATGCAATAACCGGCGTTGTTAAGAGTGTGGCTGGCCGCGTTAAAAAAGCAGAAGAAAAAGTTTTGCCACCATTTCCTGATAAACCAATTCACGAGATTGGTGGTCAGGTAATTATTAGGCCAGCAACCGAAGATGAAATGAAAACTGTCGATCTTCTGACCGGCGGTAAATATAAAAAGGGCATTAACTTTCCGCGCATTGCCGAAAGCCTCGGTGAGTTTGAGATGGCTGATTATATGGCTAGGCTCAAAGACGCAAACAAGGATTTGTTTGAGCAAGCCCGGCGCGGCACATTTAATTTTAATGATATGCTTAAAGCCGCAGAAGAGCAGGGAATTGACAACATCCTGACAGAGTGGTTAACGCGCAATGCCGGGCAAACAGCCAAACCAGAAGAGCTAGTTGGCGGCATGTTGGCAATTGTCCAAATTACAAAAGAGACAGATGAGTTAGCTGTAGCTGCTGGTAAATTGCCAGCAGGGCCAGAGCGCGACGCGGCGATGAACAGATTTTATCAAATGGGTACGATCCGCGCCAATCTCTATGCCAACGTGTCAGGGGCAAGCAGTGAGGCTGGGCGCTCGCTTTACGCTATCCGCGCTTTTGGCGAAATGACTGGTGAAAATTATGCGGCCACGGCATCTGAGCTTGGTAGCTTATTTGGCGCTGATGGGCCGCAGGATTTTGAGTATATTCATACGATGTATATGGCACTGCCAAAGCCGGGCCGGGCTAAGTTTTTGCAGCAGGGTATTATGTCTAAAACTATGGATGTGATCACTGAGGTCTGGATTAACAGTATCCTGTCACACCCAACAACACATATGGTCAACATCGCTGGCAACAGCATGTTTATGATGACTAGAGTTGCTGAGACTTATCTTGCGGCTGTTATTGGCAGAGGCCGATCTGCCATCACCGGCAACACTGAGCGCGTACAAGCAAGAGAAGGTTTTGTGCAATTGGACGCAATCCGCACAAGTATTGCTGATGCGTTTGTTGTGGCCGGTAAAACACTTTTGACTGAAGAGGCATCAGATCTTGCGTCCAAAATTGATGTGCGCCAACGCCGGGCTATTGGTGATAGTGGCGACCCGCGTGTAATTTATGATCAAATCAGCAGTGGCAACATAGCCGCTGGAACATTAAACATAATTGGCTCGCAATTGCGTATGGGCGGCAGGCTGTTACTCACTGAAGATGAGTTTTTCAAGGGCATTGGTTATCGTATGGCTTTAAGCCAAGAAGCGGCAGAACGCGGCGCAAATATGTTTGATCAAACTCTTGCGGCTGGTAAAACTTTAGATGAGGCTAAAGCTGCTGGCGCGGCTGAAGAGGCCCGCATCCTTACAAACCCCCCAGAAATTGTGGTGCAAAACTCAAAGGATGCCGCTAGGCAAATGACATTTCAGTCAGACCTTGGTGGGTTTCTTGGTGATATGCAAGGTGCAATGTCTCATCCATTGCTAAAATTATTTGTGCCGTTTTATAAAACACCAACAAACGTGATGAAAGAAACATTAAAGCGCACACCACTTTCGCTGGCGTTTCCAAGCACCAGAGAAGCATTGAAGGCTGGTGGCAGAGCCGCCGATAAAGAAATGGCAAAGATTGCGCTTGGGTCATCTGTTATGGGGATGTTTGCTTATAGTGCAATGGGGCTTGATACACCTGATAATGATGTAATGATTTTAGGATCAGGGCCATCAGATTTTAAAGCAAAACAAGCAATGGCTCGACAAGGCTTGCAGCCCTTCTCAATTAATTTTAAAAACAGAGATGAGGCTGGCAAGTGGGATGGAACTTATACATCTTACACTTATTCACGTTTTGATCCTGTTTCGGGCTTGCTTGCTATGGCAGCGGACTTTGCTTATTACTCGCAGTATGAAGATGATGTTGGCGTGTTAGAAAACCTAGCTGCGGCTAGTGCGTTGGGCATTGCGCAATATTCTATGCAGCTTCCATTCTTACAGGGAGTGGAAGAAATGGCTTCTATATTTAGGGGCGGCAAAGACCCAAAAGCAATATTAACTAAAATGCAAGAAATGGCTGGGCAAAAACTTACAGAGGCTGGTTTGTCTCTTGCGCCTACAGTCTCATCTTTTACGGCTGGTCTTACTAGAATTGATGACCCGACTGCCCGGTCTACCTTATTACCCAAAGAAGGGATGTTTGGTGAAGATCCAACACAAGTGCCAGCTTTTATGCGTGGCTTTTATACGGCTTTACAAAAAGCCAAAGCGCGTAATCCATTCTTCAATGATACATTGCCGCCAAAGCTCAACCTTTGGGGTGAGCCAATGATGGTTGGTTCTGGGTCTGGCTGGGAATTTGTTAATCCTGTTCGCATCCAAGAAAGCAAATATTCGCCGGTTGATGAAGAGTTGCAAAGTCTTGGCGGCGGCATCACTATGCCAGACAAAAAGCCAGATGGTGTTTTGCTCAATGCTGACCAATATAACAAATTTATTCTCTACCAAAGCAAAATGGACGCAGACGGCAATATGCCCGGTGATGATGGTTATGATATATCGACCACATTGTTGCCAAGCCTAGAAGCTATGATTGGGACAAATTATTACAAAGAAACATTTAGCAAAGAAGATAAACTAACGATGATTGTTAATCGTGTAAGCATGTTTAGACAAAGAGCAAAAATGCAGCTTAAATTAAGCGATGAAGACTTTGCGATTAAGGCGGCTGCACTGCAATAGACTACAGGCAACAAATGGTTTATAATCCCAGAATTGAAATGAGGCAACGCAATGGCTGATTACAACATTAACGCAATTACACGCCGCCGCGTGTTTACTGGCTCGGCAGGCGTTGGGCCGTATGCGTTTACTTTTGAAATATTAAATCAAGACGATTTAGCTGTTTATTTCAACGAGACTAAACTAACAATCACGACAGATTACACCGTCACGATTAACGCCAACGGCACCGGGTCTGTGACGCTGATTGTTAATGTTGGTGGCAACGTGCCACAAACACCAGTAGCAGCGGATCAAGTCATTGTCGTGGGAGCGCGTGACATTGAGCGCGTCACAGACTTTGTAACAGCCGGTGACCTGCTTGCATCGAGCCTCAATGAGCAGCTTGACGCGCTGACCATTTTTGACCAGCAACTGGCCGAGGAAGGTCAGCGCTCAATGCGAGCGCCAGTTTATGACCCGGCACTGGTGGCTGACGGCGGCACACTTGACATGACCTTGCCCGCCAAGGCTGATCGCGTTGACGCGGTTCTGGCATTTGACACCGACGGCAACCCGATCAAAGGGCCAACGGTGTCTGGAATTACAACTATGACAGCCTTGGCCGCTGACATTACGACACTAGCCGATATTGAGGATGGCACTGTAGCCACTGACGCTATTAGCAATACGGCTACTGTTGTATCTGACATTCCCACGGTTGCAGGCATTGCTTCTAACATAACCACAGTAGCGGGTGTTGCTGCTGATGTTACTACGGTAGCCAACAACATAACAGAAGTTACTACTTTTTCTCAGGTTTACCGTGTTGGAGCAACAGACCCCACATCAAATAATGATGTAGGCGATTTATTTTACAACACAACCTCAGACACATTAAAGGTTTGGCAGGGTGCTGCTTGGGTAATTGCTGCCAGTGAGATTGCTGGTTACTTGCCTGTCACTGGTGGCACGATAACTGGTGATTTAACGCTGTCTAACGGTGGTTATGATATTCTGTTTGATCAATCAGAAAGACATTTACTCTTTAAAAATGGTACTAAAGCGGCTTTCGGTTCAATTCCCTCTAGCGGTGCTAATCCTAACACAGCAAATATTGAGATTTATCGAAACAATTTAGAGGGAGCCGTTATAGGTTTTGCAGACACAAGTCCAACTGTCGGCAGTAAAAATCCTAGCTATATAAAAAACTTAACGGCAGATGTAAATTATATTCAGTTTACACCAACACAAGATGTTGCATTATTCTATAATGGAGTTGAAAAGTTTGCGACTGAAAATACTGGTGTCGGGGTAATAGGGGATATCAATGTATCAGGCTTAGTCGATGGCAGAGATGTAGCGACAGACGGAACAAAATTAGATGGTATTGAGGCGTCAGCAGATGTTACAGACGCGGGGAATGTAAACCCGCTTGTTGATGCCCACCTTAACCAAAGCACTGCGTCAAGTGGTGAGTTACTAAGCTGGAACGGTTCTGACTATGACTGGATTGCGGCTGGTGGCGGCGGTGATTTGCTGGCAGCTAACAATCTCAGTGACCTTGCTAGTGCTAGCACTGCTAGATCAAACCTTGGCTTAGGCACAGCAGCAACGACAGCATCCACTGATTACGCCACAGCGGCACAAGGCACAACCGCTGACGCAGCGTTGCCACGCACTGGCGGTGCAATGACAGGGGCTATCACAACCAACTCGACTTTTGATGGACGAGATGTGGCTACAGATGGTGCCAAGCTCGATGGCATTGCAGCAGGCGCAAATAACTATGTACATCCAAATCATACTGGCGAAGTCACCAGCACAGCCGATGGCGCAACGGTTATTGCTGATAATGTTGTTGATGAAGCTAATCTAAAAGTCTCTAATGCTCCCACAAATGGATATGCTTTAACGGCGCAATCTGGTGCGGCTGGTGGTTTAACGTGGGCTGCCGTGTCTGGCGGCTCATACAGCGATAGCGATGTTGACACCCATCTAAACACATCAACCGCAGCAACGAATGAGGTTCTTAGTTGGAACGGCTCTGATTACGATTGGGTTGCTCAGTCTGGCGGCGGTGGGGGTGGTTCTTATGAATTGGTGTCACACACCACAACCAGCAGTTCTACAACTTCTGTGGTTTTTGATAACCTAAATGATGACTACATAACCTATCAATTAGTTATGAACTGGGATTTAGGTTCAGCGCAAAGCAATAGACCTAACATAAAGGTTTATGATGGTGCGACACAAATAACTGGTATGACTGTTCATAGAAGCACAAGTGGAAGTCAAACCAATGGAACTAGCGAAAGTATCATTGAATTGGTGCGTGAATTCAACTCCAGATATTTTTCCGCTGTTATTGATATGTGGGGAATAGGTTTAACTAATAAACCATTTCAATTATTAGGTCACGGATATACAAGCTCAACCTCAAATTCAATTTGTGAAGTTGGGGCGGTAGCTGCGCCAGCGTCAGGGGTAACAGTCGACAAGATCGAAATTCTGTCAACTTGGAGCAACATTCCAGCCGGAGCGAATTTAACGCTTTATGGCAGAAAATCGGCATAGGAGTTATTATGATAAAAGTTGTAAATGGTGTCGAGGTTACTTTAAGTGAAGATGAAATTGCGGCAGTTAATTCAGAAAATGCGGCACAACAAGATTACTTAGTTCGTAATCAGAGAGACTCGCTGTTGCAGCAATCAGATGTTTACGCACTAGCTGACCGCATTACAGACGCTTGGACTACTTATCGCCAAGCTCTGCGTGACATACCATCACAAGCTGGCTTTCCTTTTAGCGTAACTTGGCCGACTAAGCCGGAGTAAAACTATGAACGAAGAAAACAAAGTCATTCTGGATGTTGCTGCTGGCACCGGCACGTTTGCGGCCTATATGGCTATGGTGCCGGATTTTGTGGCTTTGTTTACCGGGATTTGGGTCTTGATACGCATCATTGAAACCGATAGCGTCAAAGTCATAATCAAAAAGCTACAAGGTCGTGTTTAAAGCAATCGTACTTGCTTGTGCGATAGCAGCCCCAACTGAATGTATTGAGTTTCACGATGTTCGTGGGCCATATGCCACAATAGAGGCTTGTGAGGAACGAGCGATGACTATGGGCAGAGACATTGGTGAAATGGCTCAC